GCCTGTAGTGCCTGTAGAGCCTGTAGTGCCTGTAGAGCCAGTAGTGCCTGTAGAGCCTGTAGTGCCTGTAGTGCCTGTAGTGCCTGTAGTGCCTGTAGTGCCTGTAGTGCCTGTAGTGCCTGTAGTGCCTGTAGTGCCTGTAGTGCCTGTAGTGTCTGTAGTGTCTGTAGTGCCAGCAGTGCCAGTGGTGGCTGCAGATGAAATTATAATTACAGACCAGCCAAAGGCAATTTGCCCTAAGCATTTGTGCCCATTAGATAAGTGCAAATATGCTGTCAATCCTATTACTTGTTCCTTTGCAGCTCCCTATTATGCAGTAAAATCTGGCACCCTTAGTAAAAAGTGCATAAATTTACTATGCTGTCCAGTGGGTGTTGGCCTGAGTAGTATATGTTGCATATCCGGTACTCTATGTTGCTTTCTAGACCATTGTTGTAATATGTTTGGTAATAGCAATAAATGCTATTTCGAAATTGCAGATTTAATTTGCTCGTGCACGGATCCACATAAAAATGAAGAGATACCTTGTAGTGATGCATAAATCTGATACTAAATGCATATTTTATGGCATATTTTATGGCATATTTTATGGCATATTTTATGGCATATTTTATGATTATTAATCTTTTTTTTGAGATTGTGCAGGGGTAATTAATTCACACACGCCTGTATCTGCGCTGCATTTTAATGTTCCAGGTGTATAATTAGTATTAGGTGTTAGATTTGCAAGAACATATATTAGCCCTGGTATGTAGAACATACTAGTTAAAATGAAACTATATACTATACGATTAATATTTTCAAATTTAACTAAATTAATAATAGCATCCCATGTAATCCACGGAAATTTATCTACAACGTATTCTGGAACCGATGTAAGTGCGCTAAATATTTCACCAATTGGTGGAAATAAAAGTGTTATCAATATTTTGAAAAAATGGGTAGGTATAACAACAACACCATGACTTACACCACCATAGAGAATTCTTTGAAAAAGCGTATAGTTATCACTTTGTATATCATTTTCGACAACATCCATTTTACTTGTAGATTACTTATAGATTAGCTATAGATTTCTTAGAAATATTTAATGTAAAAAGAGACAAAAAGATAACTAGAAAACATCATCAAAATAAACTACCTAATGTATCACCTATACTATTCGCACCACTTTCCAATCCACTTCCAACAGTTTCTCCGGCAGATTGTACCTCACTACCAGCCCGGATTAATCCACGACCAGCTATTTCTCCTGCGTTAGCAACATCATCTAAATCAGTTCCATCAGATGGTTGTCTGATTTTAGGATTTTCATATATATAAGTGTCGGTATCATATGCGACTTGCCTTTCTTTATTAACAATATTAGTTAGTGTATATACCAATCCTGGAATATAGAATAACGTAGTTAAAACTAGACTATAAACTAAATGTGTTATTGCATTATAGCTACATAACATTACTAATGTATCCCAGCTGAAATATGGAAATTCATTACTAATTGTATCTTCTACAATATTAATAAGTTCTCCCATTGGTGGAAATATAATCGATATAATTACTTTGTAAAAATCAGTTGGCAAACAAAATGAACCATATCCTAGACCACCATACATAATTTTATCAAACAATGTCCATTGATCAGCATCAATTTGATTTGCTGCTTTTTGTGCCATATTATTTTGTTTTAATCTAGATGGTGTATAGCAATACTATTTTTTCCTAATATAAAAATTAAAATATAAAAAAAAATCAAAAAAATCAAAAAATATTTAGGAATTCTAATAGTATTCATATTCACCACTGGTGATACCCGTGTAGCCGCGCTCTCATAGAAAGTTCTATGCAAACAAGCGTATAATGAAGAACACTGCATCAGGACCATACTGAATAATCGCATCTCTGATGTGTGGCCATGCCGCAACTAGAATAGCCTTGGCGCCTCGGAGAAACTTCTTAAATTTTGAAGGGCGCTTGGTCTGTGGCTGTGGCTGTTGCTGTTGCTGTTGCTGTGGCTGGGATGACGTGTTTCCCTCAGTTAATACTGCGGGCGACGTGGTGCCGTTGGAAGATACATCGAGCGCCATTGTGTTGTTTGCAAAAACTGTAAGATACAGTGCACAGTAATAATTAAATAAATATATAAAAGTTGAATAATCAATTTTGTGTGTTTTTTTATTTTTTTCCTATTTTTTCCTATTTTTCCTAATATAAAAAACTAAAATTAAATACATCTAGATTAATTTACCAGATTACCAGATTATCAAGTATCAATGGCAGCCAATAATGCAGTAATAGAAGATAGTGCTAGTGTGGCATATGTGATTCTAGAATGTGTTGCTGAAGGTTCCAAATTACGTGTAAAGATGAAATCACCTGGATATCTAATTAATTCTAATTGCCAATTTCCACGTGATTTGCGGCTTGCAGGTCGTAAGTTCAAAGTGCCCGTGGAAGATGTAAAACTAATGACCCAACGAGGAAAATATTTCTATTCGATTAAGAAAAAAAACAATATTGAGATTATTGAGATTATTGAGGATAGTGATTCTAGTGATTCTAGTAATATAGCCGCGGAAATATTACGAGATAACTTGAAGCATATGAAAATTTATGAAGATGCAGATACATCAGATTGTGCGGTGTGTTTATCTGACGTGAAAAGTATTGTTTTCATACCTTGTGGTCATTTCTACACCTGCAACCCGTGTTCACAGCAATTAAAAACGTGTCCAATTTGCCGTGAAACAATAAGTGAATGTGTAGATAAGAATTTATTTGATTGATTTTATTTTTCTTGCTTTTTGTTATTCAATAGTTTATAGTTATTCTTTATTAAAAAATTGAAAAAATACTATGATACATTTAAGTAATATATGAAATTATTATACTAGATATGTCTAGCAATCAGAGTATTAGTAAATGGTCAAACTGTATATATATAAATTCTAATCCAGGATATAATCTAGCGGAGCTGAATATTTCAAAAAGTGAATATATAATTAAAATTGGTAGTAGCAAGTGCTTACCTGCTAGATACTATTCCTATAAAACTTATTCACCAATTGCTACTCAGATTTTATATTACTACTATATTCACGATTATGATTGTTATGAATTAGATGATGATATTAAACATCACCTAGATAAATATCGAATTCATTCTAGTGGCGGAATAGAATTCTATAATTCTCGTATTCTAAAACATCTAGAAAAGTATTTTCAATCTAAGGGAATTACTTTTACACGATATGATGATATATCTGATTTTCCATCTATTGGTAATTTCAATCGAATATCTACTATTAAAGAATATCAAGATGAAGACCTAGCTAAAGCATCTAGAAAACCCAAATATAATATCACATTGAAATCAAAACCACATCAGGAGGTACTAGCAGATGTTGCAGATATACAAGAAAAACAAGCATTTCTAGATAGGGAATTAATACAACATCAACAAGAGGTAATGAATCAAACACTAGAATATTATAAAACAAATGATAATGGAATTCTGAATCTCTTTTGCCGTTATGGTAAAACACGATTAAGTTCATTATTTGCATTATTCGCTAGGTATAAGAAAATCTTAATTCTGGTTCCTTCATTATATCTAGTTAAACAAACTTATAAAACTTGGCGCGGGTATTTCCCCCCATCAACTAGCATAATTAAAATATCAAGTACGTCTAATGATATTTCAGATAAAGAAACAATCAAAAAGAAATATCAAGAATTAGACAAATTACATAGCGTAATTATATGTATATCAACATATCATTCTAGTTATAAATTGGAAGAGTTAGAATTTAATCTAGGAATCTATGATGAAGCTCATCGAACTACTGGCGAATTATCCACATTCAATAAATTAGTTAGTTCTAGCAAGATTCCTAAAAAATTATTCCTAACTGCAACATTGAAATACTATGATTATCTAGACACTGAATTAGAAACTTTAAAAATCAATTCAATGGATAATCAAAATATCTATGGCCAAGTAATCGCATCAGTAAGTGCAAAAGAAGCATTAAAACTAAAGCGCATTTGCCCTTATTCTATAATGACTATAAAATTACAAAATATTCTAGAATGTGATTCTAACGAAAAAAGGCATAAAATAGATAACATCATAGATACCTATATTGAATCTAATCTAGAAAAAGATAACTTAGAAAATATTAGTGATGGTGTTAAAATATTTATAAGAGATAATAGAAAACGTTATATTCGAATTGCATATGGATTAATTAAAGTAATTCAATCTAGAAATATTAAACATCTTATTACATTTCATAGATATGTTGTATGTGCCAGATTATTTTCATATATCATAGAAGAATTCTTTGATAATGATAAAGAATTCAATTTTAATGTATCCGTAATTACTGGTTCTGATGATAAAGAAACTCGTGATAATATAATCGCCGATTTTCAAACTCTAGAACCCGAACGTATTAAATGTAAAATTCTATGTAATGCGCGAGTATTACAAGAAGGTGTAGATATACCTCCATGCGATGCCGTAGCATTTGTAGATTTAAAATCATCGGCAGTGGATACAATTCAAGCCCTTGCACGTTGTCTAACATTTCAACCTGATAAAGAAGCATATATATTAATACCTTTTGATGAAGATGATTTCAATCCAATATCACCCAATAAATCAGGACAAGAATACTCAAACGGGAATGATACACTAGATATAAAACTTTCCAATTATGCTCTTAATTTACGACTTATATTAAGGAATCTAGTGGAAATAGATGATAATATTAAGGAATATTTTCGAAATTATATACTCAAATTAACAAATCACCCTAGTGGTGGGTCTGGACAAATAGAACAAGATAAAGGTATGCTAGAATTAGTTAAATGTTTAGTAGATGAAACCGTAATTCGAGAAATGTCAGAAATAGTATTTGACGTTTTTCATATTGCCAAGGACAAAATAAATAAAAAATATTCAACACCTGAAGAATATGCTAGTAAAGTCTCTCTAGACTTTGGAAATGATTTGCCTGTTAATCCGGATGTGGTTTATAAAAAATGGGGATGGCGTGGTTGGAATGATTATCTAGGTATTGACCCATATATGACGCTTTCCCAAGTTCGCAAACATATGCATCAAGTTAATCTAGAAAGACAACAACGCGGTGAAGCTATGATTACTAGCCAATCTGAATATCAAGCTTATGCCAAAGATAATAATTTAATGGTTTATGTTAAACCATATCACGGCAATTGGTGTTGGTTATTACTACCCGATTATGATGAATTAGTTGCTAAATACTATAAGAAGAAAGAAGAAATACAAGATGCAATTCGCCGGCTAAATATCAAGTCTATCACGGATTACGAATCGCGATATTCTAGCGATGCTAGATTACCACCTTATCAATTATTGCAAAATGGATTTTATAATGAGAATATACCAGAAATAAAAAACCTTATATTATTTGTATCATCTTTATACAAAGTAATTAAAAAACGGTATTGAACTATTTACACAGTATTACCTAACACTAGCGTATTAATTAATAAGTGTTGATAGTATTTTAATTTGATATTGTTTATTATTTTTAAAAAATAGTGTCATTTTTTTCTATTTTTTTAATTAAATTTTAAAATATTTAATGCGTAATAAAAAATTGAAATAAAAAATTATTATATAGTAAATATTAATACAAGATATTATATTTCGAGATAAATACAAAGCGTACATTTGCAATGTCAAATTTTAGCAGTATTCTAGGAGAGATTCGTAATATTTTACGTAAGGATGGAATTACTAATATGGATAGTGTAAATCATTGTGTTGCATTTTATATTCTAAGAGCAATGAATGAAGAATTATGTGAAAAGCTAAGTATTCCTAAGCAATATATATTTGATACCTTTGATCAGGATGAAAATGGTAATTTGCTAGATAGTAATAAATTATTTGCAAAGTTCTATACACCATCAAATATAGATAATGTTGATGGAACAGGAATTAATTGTTTTGTGTATTACCTAATGAATGTATTTAATATGAATGAAATCGGAGAATATAAATTGAAAAAAGTTAATTCATTTAAGGAAATATTTGACTTATTAAAGAGGTTAAATGTGTCAGAATTAAATAAAACATATGATATTGTTGGATTAATTTATGAACATCATCTAGCAACTGGTTCAACTAATGCCCGAGATTTGGGACAATTCTTTACTCATCGTTTAGTAATTAAATATATGATTGAATTGTGCGAACCAAAATTGCTACCAAATGGTGAAATTGAAACTATTCTAGACCCTACTATGGGAACAGGTGGATTTCTTACAATGGCAGCTAAATATTTAAATAGTAAATATAATATTGATTGGTCTATTAATTCTAAATATATCTATGGTTGTGATATTGATGACCGATTGAAAACTTTATCAACTTTAAATATGCTTCTAGAAACTGGCGAAATAGCATCTAATCTAATAAATTTAGATACACTACATAATGGTTTCAGTTTTAGCGATATTGTAGTTGAAAAATTTAATATTATTCTAGCAAATGAACCATTTGGATTAAAAAATATTATTTACAAAGACGTATGTGAACGTATCAAAGAACTTAAAATTAACGGAACTAAAGCCGAACCGTTATTCTTACAACTTATGATGATTTCCCTTAAGGAAAATGGGCGTTGTGCTGTTGTTATTCCCGATGGTGTTCTATTTAATGATGCTAAATTACATACTGAAACACGTAAATATTTAATTGAAAAACTAAATCTTAAAAAGGTAATTTCATTAGAAGGTGATTTCTTCATGAATACTGGTGTAAAATCTAGTATCTTATATTTCGTTAATGATGGCACTACTCAAGAAGTGGAATTTAGTAAAATTAAACTAGCATCTGGTCAAATCGCAGAAGAATCTTTGAAAAAAGTTAAGAAAGCTGACTTGGTTGCAAAAGGATATACATTGTTTATAAATAAGTATCTAGATAATCAAGTTGTTAAACTAGCAGGTGTTGAGTATAAAAAGCTAGGGGATGTTTGTAGTATAAATAATGGAACACAATTAGATACTAAAAATTTTGTAGATGGTATTTATCCAGTTTATGGAGGTGGAAAAAAACAATTAGGTTTTCATAATAATTATAATAGAGATGGAAATGAAACAATTGTTTGTGGAACAGGAACATGTGGTTTTGTTAATATTTATAATGGTAAATATTGGGCATCTCAGTGTTTTACAATTGAACCATTAAATAATGATATACTAAACAAAAAATATTTATACTATTATTCGAAAAAATTTTTGGAATCAAAATTTATGGAATCAAAAAAAGGCACTACACAACCATATATTAGAGGCTCTCAGTTTATTGATTTAGAAATCCCTATCCCACCTCTAGCCATACAACAAAAAATTGTATCTATTCTAGATAACACTTATTCAATCATTAATACTAATAAGGAACAAATTGCTAGATATGAGGCACAAAAACAAGCGCTAATTTGGAGTAGTACATTGAATTGTTCGGTTAAGAAATTAAAAGAATTGTGTGAAAATATTAAAACTGGAAAAAACAAAACTAATGATGATAAAAAAGGAACATTATATCCTTATTATGGAACTGGTGGAATAACTGGATATACTGATGAGTTTATTACTGATGGTGAATATATTTTACTAGCAAGAAATGGAACTGTTGGAAACATATTACTTGTAAATGGTAAATCATTTCCAAGTGATCATATGTTTATCATCAAATCACAAAATATAAAATCAATATATTATTTAATTAAATATTTGATAGATTTTAATAAATATTCAGTTGGAACAACTATAATGGGAATAAGTAAAACAGACTTAGAAAACATTGAAATACCCATCCCATCCCCAGAAGTTCAATCAAGCATCGTCCAACAATGCGAACACATTGATTCTATTATTACAATGCTTTCTAAAGATAATGAAAAATTAGAAGCTGATAATCTTATTCAACATATTCTAGAATCACTTAATAAACAGGAAAAAACTATTTCTACACAACCAGAAATAACTGATGAAACACACATAGAACCTACTCTAGACTCTATTTTAGAATCTACACCGGTTGAAAAGAAAATAGTAAAAAAACCTATTAGTAAAAAAACTAGTAAGTAATAAGAATTATCTAGAAGCATCATAGTATACATCTATTTTTTGGTTTTTTATTGTTATTGGTGCGTAATGAATAGATATATACATTCATTACCCCCTAGAATTGATGTAGCATAAAACCAATAGTACCGAATAAAATAATTACAAATACTAGAGAGCCTACCAACGCATTGATATCTGCTTTAACTTGTTCGGGTGGATTATTTGCATTTG